CGCACTGCCCGTGCTGTGCTCCAAAAATTACAGCAACACGACCCCGATCGCAGCCCCTCCAACATTAAAATCTCGCTGAAGAATCAGGTCATCAAGAAGGCGGAGAAAATGTACAAAAAGGAGGCGCTCCCAGGTCAGTTGATCCATGAGTACGACATCATTCAAACACTCCTCGATTCATCATATGCGCTGTGGCTTGAAAACCACTTGCCTGACGCTTTTCCCGACAGTTTCCTGTTCTACCGTAGGATGGACCCGGACCAATTCATCACGGCTTACTCGAAGCGCTGGCGTGTTGACAACGGGGCCTATGGTTCCGATGTTACCCGCTGGGATGTTGGTTGTGACGCCGCAATGGTCAACTTTGACGTTCATGTCATGCGTTCACTTCACTTCCCCAAGTGGTACGTTGACGCCTATATTGAGCGCCGGTTGTCGAGCTTTTCCCAGCACGGGCCCATGCGCACCATGCAGAATTCTGGGGATCGCTACACCTGGATTCTCAACTCCATTCGTCGGGCAGTTGTCACCTCTCTCGTTTGCTCTATTCAACCTGAGGACACCGCCGCGATCAACGGTGACGATGCTGCCGTGGACCGCTATTGCACTGCACTACCATTCTTACGCTCCCCTTGGGCGTTTAAGGATGAGAATGCTAGAAGGGTCGAGTTTAGTGGTTTCTTGCTTGGCGGCACCACGCCAACTTATAGTGCCCACGGGCTGTGGTACCGGACCGCTATCTTAAAATCTCGTGACCCTTCCGCTCAGGAAAAATGGGAGTCTTATCTCGGCCTGCTCAAGCATGCAAACCTTGACTCTCCCTACGCCTTAGCCGTCGCACGTGACGCGCAGAGGTTCATGAGTTATGACTCATTTTGGCATCATTTGCCAAAACCACTCCATTCCTATTTTAACAACCTCCGGCAGGTTTCTTTCCAGGTCTCTACCACTTCTCTTTACTCTACACTCCGTCACTTCTTTTCCTCTCTTAACTTAGCTATTACTACGACCTGAATTTATTTCCCCTGCCCGTCCGAAGACATAAAACTACACTGCTCGTGTTTTGAGCCACATCGACTTCAGGTCGTCATAACTTGACAGCACAGCTAAACTCTTAGGTCCAGCCGTAATGGCTGCATATGGTGTA